TTTGTTTTCTTTACTTCTGTTTCAACTTCATCATAAAGTTTTGCATTCGGATTCAAAGGCGCGTTATCACCTTTGCCCTGCGTCAACTGATTAAACGCCCTTCTTAATGTGGTTGCACGTTGGACGTATTCATTAAACTTTGCAAGGTATTCATCCAACTTTTTACGGGCTTCGATTTCATCCAATGGATTACGCCGACCCGCTAAGGCGTCATCAAGTCGGGCCTGTGCTTTATCGGCAAATCCTTTGTATTGCACCGCTTTACGGGCAAAGAACATGGCCTGTTCCTCCATCTTCTTAATTCCGGCGGGGTCGTTTGCATACTTACCAGCTAAAGCACCGGCATCCTTATTTACACGCCTGTTGAATTGTTCATCTATGCTTTCGAAGGTGAAGTTTATCCCGTTCAGAATCTCGGTCAGAAACGGAAGAAACCGCATCTTTACCGAATCCAAAGCACCGCCGAAATCTTCTTTGATGTTGTTGAGCAACATCCTGTTTTTCTGTTCGATACCCTCGGCGGTTTGCGCATAGATAGCCGTTGAGCCTTGTAGCTTTGTGTAGAACTCCCCCAACACAAGATTAAGCCTATCATGTTCGGACTTCACGCCCTTAACACTTAGACCGTAATTCAATGATAACCGGCAACAACTTCGACACGTCCTCACGGCTTACTTTGCCGTAATTGACTAAGGCCGTTTGCGCCTTCATAATGTCATCGTTATCAAATAGCCCGTCGAATTTGGCAGCTAATTGGTCGGCTTCACGTTGTAGCCCAATTAGCATATCACCCTTACCGATGTTGTTTAGTGAACGGCTAAGGTCATTGGCTACCTGTGTGGCTTCGCGGAATTCGTCAGTCGCATCGCCTATAAACCCACTAACCGCATTCATAGCAGTTTGAAACAAGGCCATGCCACCCCCAATACCCAACCCCATCGCTAAACTGCTCCCGAAAGATGATACCTTGCTGCCAAAGGATTGCGCCTTAGTTGACATTGCAGCCAATTGATTATCGACTTTGCCCAACTCCCTGAGTAATGCCTGAACATTTGCGGGATCGTTTGTCTTTCTCAGTTGTTCGTATAAGTCCTTTTGTGAGCGCCGTAGCTTTTCTGTAAGGTCTAACTGCTTTTTTTGCGCTGTTGTAATGTTATCCGCTGCGGTCTGCATCTTCTTTAGTTCGCCGGTAAGCCGTTGAACCTTCGCGGGGTCATTTGTTTTGCGTAGTTGGTCCTCTAACTTTGCGCCTCCGGTTCTGAGTTCGTCTAATACTTTATCCTGATGCTTCATTTCATCAGTCACTTGCTTCAACTCCTTTAGGTTTGAATCCCAACTAATTCGGGCGATTGCGTCAAATATTTCGGCCATAAATAAACCTTTGTTTAGATTTACTCAGTTCAATAGGCCGAAGCACGCCAACGGTTACAAAATTAAACGCTTTTGATGGAATTATTTTCTTTTTTTTGCGTTCATGGCCTCAGACCTGTTTTTATCCGACTTTTGTTTGGCCTCCAACCGTCGCACCGCTTGTGAATTAGCGTATAGGAATTGATAAAACGCTTCGACACTCCATTTCATAACCTCTTTGATTTCAGATGGTTTGCGGTCTGCTATGGTGAATATAAGGTAGTTGTTTTCTTCAATTCTGGCTTGTATCTCTAATCCAATGTCGGCAACTGACTTTGGCGCTCTTTTACGGCTTGGAATACGGCTAATATATCGCTGCTGGATATATCCGCTGAGTTGTTGATGTAGGCGAAGGCCTTTGTAATAAAAAAATCCCTGTTCGCTTCGTCCCTCCTCCAGACTTCTTTTTTCTTCTTTTGGAATTCAACATCCATTTCAATGGGTTCATCATCCATCATAAAGTAAACACAGGCCAAATCTTCGTAGTGCTGCATTTCTGCAATGCGTTTAATTCGGCCTTTGATGTTTTGCCCGATAGCGATACAATCCTGCTTTAGTTGCTTGATGTCATTGATTGACATAGCGCGGTCGATTAGTTCCGACATCATGTTATCTAAGAAGTCCTCAGATATCCCCATTCTGATGTATAACTCCTGTATTTCAGCCTCCATGTAGCGTTGATAAAGGATTTCATCCGCCTGATGGATTTCATAAAACTTATGGCCGTCTATGACCTTAACGGGTTCACGCCTCAGTTGTGGGTGTATTGCCTCCATTGGTTAGTTTGTTTAGTTGTTCTGTGATTCGGTCGCGTTCAGTTCCGGGTTTGTAATACGGTAGGATATAGTTCAGAATGCCGGGCCAACCATTGATGATATAAGCAGACCGCATGCGTTGATAGTGGTCAAGATGTTTAACCGCTTGGGGCATCTTTCCTGCTTCGATTAGTACATTTTTAGGCAATAGCTTTGCCATGTGCTTCATCTCAACTCTGACCTCCTTAGTTATGCCTGCTACAATCATGCGCGGTTGTATCTTACTACGTTAAAAACGCCGTTATGAATCAGTATCGTATCTGTGTTGTTATACAGCCTGAGTTGAAACAATCCAGTCATGGTTGTGTCTGTTATTTCTGTGAATTCGATATATGAACTACCATCACCATGACTCATTGTATAACCGATATTATTGTGTTTAGCCCATGCATAAAAAGGTCGCTGTGGACACGTCCAACTATCGGAATCACTATAATAACCCGTTTTGAGCGTGTCTGTTACAATTTGAAAAGTAACCCCGTTGTATGCATTACCGGGCTGTGCTTGACTGAATACAAACGGCTGGCATGCTGTAACAGAACCCAACCAACCGAAGCTACCTGTTGACCATGTAACGGTATCGGTCTGATTAACAACATAGGAAATCGAACCCGACACAGGCGGTAATTGATAGTTTGGATTGCTCGATTGATTGCATGACAATATCAGGGCCGCTACGGCCATTAATAGGTATTTCATAGTTTAAAAGTTTTCATATAGTCATTCAGATAGGTAGTTAATAGATATAAGAAGCCATCAGTTAAGTGCATACCATATTCGGTATTTCCCGACGTCTTAAACATCTTATCCTTACCTTCCTCAGTCGTAGCTAACTCGATATCAGCTATTAAATCAACGGTTCCGACTGGGCAAAAGTACAACTTTGGATGGTTTTGCAAAATAGTATTTACAAAAATCCTGATTTCTCTCCATGCATTCTCGCCGGAATAGTTGATTTGGCACTTATCAATCTGATTAATACTAATCTTTAACGCCTCCCTTATCATGGTGTACATCGTAGCATTCGGGCTGTTAAACCCTTGATTCCGGTTGTGGCCTGATGGGTCGCCGGTTACCCTAAGCACCGCGCCGGGGAAATCAGTAAGTATGCGCTGACATAGCTGTGAAATTGTGCAGTTCGGTATCTTGTAGGCTTTCAAAACGAATATAAACGAGCCCGGAACCAATTGAGAAACCACGCATGTAGCGGGGTCGATGTTGAAGTCAAAACTGAGTATCAACGGAAACGCTGGGTTGAACGGTATGCGTTCTGGGTAAACATGCCTTGATTTGTCGAATGCGTAGAACCACGGGTTTTTGTTTTCAAAGCTATTCCAATCTCCTTCAATCATTCGGGCCTTGATGTCGGGCGGCATTCGGTTCCACACCTCCCATTGTTGTTTAGTGTTTGACGGCTCATTCGTCGGGCTAAGTGGAACGAATAGTTCCGATTGTGGTAACGTCCCCGATTTGTAAGGCGTATAGATTTCTTTTTTAATCCACCCGGGGTGCGGATTACATGTAGTTAATACAAGCGGGTTCGGCTCATCAGGAATATGCCACGATCCGACACGCTGAAGGACGGCGTTGTAGTATTCATAACTCACGTCCTCTAATTGGTCAAAGAATGCGCCGTTAATCTCAAGGCCTAAAGTATCGGTGAAATCTTTATCCCTGCTTTCGTTTGCGCCTATGAAGAATATCCGCGCGCCGTTTGGTTTGTACAACAAGTGATAGTTAGACCTTGATTTACTCCAATGCCATTTCTTTGAGCCTCTAAGTATCTTTGAAAATGTTTCAATCGTTGTGGATTCAAGGATAGTTAAATCCTTCCTGTGAACGCTCCATTTGCTTAAAGGGTATTGAATTGCAAGGGTAATCAATGCAAGCGAATTGGTAACGGTTTTGCCTCCCCTAATTGCCCCGCCTGAGTGAATCCTGTTATATGGGTTAAGCCCCTGCGCTGCGCCTATAATGGTTTGGAACAGATTGAATTGTGTGGGCCTATCTTTAAAACTAAATTGCAATTTATCCGATTGTGATTTTTGCGCCGTTTGGTAGTTCTAAAACCTGATGCTCTTTGTCTTTGCCTTCGGAGTCGGTTTCAGCTATTGGCGTCACGACCTTACCATAAGCCCGGTCTAAAAGCAATTCAGCGGCTTTTATGTCTCCATCCAA